TGTTTTACTCTATAAAGATTTTAAAAAAAAAAAATAGAAATGTAAAAGTAAAATGTATATATAGGAAGCAACCAAAACAACGGTGTAGGGGGAGTAGGTAGGTAGTAGTCATCCATCATCCGAACTGTCGTTGGCGGGTATTAGAATATAAATATATTCTAAAACCATTTAAAAATAAAAGATTATCTAACAATATAGTAGATATGGCGATAGTAGTAAAAGAAACTATTAATTTATTAGAAGCATGTTATTTATTAGAAAATTATAAACTTGAGGACTTTAAAAAAACCTTTAATGGTAAACATCAAGATGCCAAAAAAGAGTATGATAAGTTGATTAAATATTTAAATCATAAAGTTAATGCAAAAACTGATTATGTCAATTATAATTACGCACATAAAAGAACAAATGGAAGACTCTTTGGCGAAAACACAATTCAAAACATCAATAAAGAAGTAAGAGCATTTTTATGCCAAAATCTAACAACTGATATTGATATGGTTAATGCTCATCCAACAATTTTATATGAGTTATGCGAATTGCATTCTATAATTTGTCCATCTTTAACATATTATGTAAATAACAGAAAAGACAGTTTATCAAATATTGCTTTTGATGAAAAATGCACAATGGAAGAAGCTAAAATAAAAATACTAACATCAACTAACAGCAATGAAAAATTAAAAAGTAATTCGCCATTTCTTATGAATTATGATAAAGAAATGAAACTAATTCAAAAAGTATTTATTGAAATGCCTGAATATGCGTATGTAAAAGAATATGCGAAAAAAGATAAAAACTTTGAAGGTTCATTTATTAATCATATTTTATGTGTACACGAAGAAATCATATTAAAATCAATGAGAACTTTTTGTTCTATTAATGAGTTAGAAATACACAGCTTGATGTTTGATGGGTTAATGGTATATGGCAATATTAATGAATATACAGTAAATGAAATGAATAAATATATTAATATTAATACAGGATTTAAATCAATTAAACTTGCTATAAAAGAACAGCAAACATTATTTAAATTACCGCCTAATTTTAAACCAAAAGAAAGAACTGGATATGAAGATTTAAAAACAAACTTTGAACTTACTAATTGTAAAGTCGGACATGAGTTTGTGTGTGACAAACATAATGATTTTAATGTTTATAGCGACCATTCTTTTAAAGTGTTACACGAAGAACTAACCTTTATTAATGATGAAGGTAAAGAAACACAGTTTATCACGACTTGGTTTAAAGACCCATTAAAAAGAAAATATGATACATTTGATAGTTATCCAAAAGACAGTCTGTGTCCCTCGCATGTTTATAATATGTGGGAGAAGTTTCCAGTTCAAGATATGCCACCTGTTGATAATGAAAAAACGCAGATTGGTTTACAATGGTTTTTAAATCATATTGATGTGATGACTGATTTTAACAAAGAACATAGTAATTTTGTAAAGATGTGGATTGCACAGATGTTTCAATATCCTGAAAACAAAAGTATTCATTTAATTTTTGTTGGATTAGAAGGAACTGGCAAGGGAACATTTGTTAGATTTTTTGAAACAATAATGGGCGGCAGCCACCGATGCTGGGAGTGTGTTGACCCTCAAGAAGACATTTTTGGCAAGTTCAATGATATGATGAAAAAGGCATTTTTAGTAATTCTTAATGAGGCCGATAAAAGCGGAACTTATAATTCTAATAATAAAATGAAAGCTTTAATTACAGATAAAACTATTAATATTCGGCCAAAGGGCAAAACTGCGTTTGTTATGAAGTCATGCCATCGGTTTATGAGTTTCAGCAACAACCCCGACCCAACAACTAAATTAAAGCGTAGAGATTTTACAATGAGAACAAGTGATTCTAAAATTAATGATAGTGCATATTTTACTGAAGGTAATTTATACGCTGCTAACATTGAATGTTGTAAAGCAATTTATGATTATTTTATGACGTTTCCAACGAAACCACATATAGTTGAATCTGATATTCCAAAAGGAACATATGATGAGATGCTTAAAGAAGCACAAAAAGAACCAGTTATGGAGTTTTTAGAAGAGTTTATTTATATTTCTAAGGGTAGACGATATTATTCATCAAATCAATTATATGAATTATTTCTTGATTTTTGTAAACGTAATTACATTCAATTTGTTATGACAAAAATTGCTTTTTGCACCAGATTAGGAATGCGAAAATATGAAGGTATAGTTAATCAAAAAAAATGGGTTGAAAATAAAATGGTAAATTGTTGGTGTTTTGATTTTGATGAATTAAAGCCACAATTTTTAGAAACTCCAGAGGAACCTATTATTGTTAATTATAATACATATGACGACGAATAATAACAGTGAATATTACTTAAATATTTATTGTTATTATTATATAAGATGATTAAGGATCCTGAGCTCCGTAAACAATATATGAAAGAATATTATGAAAGAAATAAAGAACGCATGAATAAACAACGATTAATTCATTATCATCAAACTAAACCACCACGAACTACGCCTTGTGGTAGAAAGGCATTCGTTGATTTAACAATGCTTCCGCCCATTAACAGGCAAACCGTTTCTTAAACGCATTTATATTCATCATGAGAGAAGTGCTGTCACCCCATAATAAGTGTCTTGAAAGTGCGCCCGCCGAAGTTGGATTGTTCCAGTTTTCATTATTTTTGGAATGCCGTTTTAAATAGTTTTCTCTCTTCGTCTTGTCATGGTGGTCTAGATACACAGACGAAGTACTACTACCGAAATGCACTTTTTTGCCCTTGCATTTTGAAGGACCGTCACAGGGACAAAAAATAGCCATATATTTTTTGCCCTTTGCAGTTGAAGGTTTAACATCAATCAATCTCATATAAATAACACAATAAAATTATTTTGTTATTTATACTGATTTTTTTAATTGTGCTTTATTTTTTCGTTGTTCTATAATTTTATCACGATTATTATAATAATATTTTTTTGTTTGTTCTTTAATTTTATCAGCATTTTTTTTATTATATTTTTTTTGTTGTTCTTTAATTAATTCTTTATTTTTTTCATTATATTCTTTTTTTTGTATTTTTCTTTTTTCTCTATTTTCATAATTCCATTCTTGAACTGTTCTTCCATTAATGTTTTTATTAACACATTCGTTTGCTTTTTGATATTCGCCTTCTTTTTTACATAATTGAGTTTTATTATTACACGGATATTCTTCCAGCAATTCTATTTTATAATCTTCACAATCTAATACAAAATAAGAACTACAATATTTTTTAGTATTATCAATATTATATACTTTATGAGTTCTTACATGGTCTTGTAATCGTTGAGAAATAGTTTGCGTTGTAGAACCATAATAAACCAAGTTTTTAGATGGAGACCATAATTTATAAATCTTTCCCTTGCTATAATCAGGCATTTTATATTTAATGGTTTTATGTTTTTAAATCAATTTTTTTAATTCAATATCATAATTCTGGAGCATTGTAACCATTGATGTGCCTCTGTTCATTGCGATTTGTTGAAGCATGTCAATATCATTTCTAAAATGATTAACTACAATCTTAAAGATATTTCCTTCTCCTAATCCTTTATATGTGTATCTTTTAATAGTATAAGCAAGAGTATTTGTGTTTGGGATGAGTTCCGTTTCGCCTGTAGCAAGTAATTGCTTTAATGCTTCAGCAAATAAATTGTTTTTAATTTTAATAGAAATAGGACCATAACCAGTAACACTGTCATCAGGTTTAACAATATGCGCTGTTTTATATACATTTCTAATAAATGTTGCTGTCTTGAGTTTTGGTTGAAATACAATGAAGTTTTTATTAGGGTCTTTCCCATCAGCAACCTTTGTTACAATACTAGCAATTAAATCTTGATTACGTGTGTTACAATAAATAAGTAAATAATTAATGATAAAAGCACGCCATTCTTTTTGCTGATATAAGCCATTAAGATATTCTAACAGTGCATCATACTCTGGTAATGTTTCAACAAGAACTTTATTGTTTTCAACAATTGCTTGTTTAAGCATTTCTCGGTTGCCTTTACGATATGATTCTAACTCATTTACAGGCATGTTATAAAGCTTACGAATTACTACAAAAATATTCATTAATCCTTGCTGAGTATTTACATTAGGATATTCTTCTTTTAATACTTCAATTACTCTCTCTTGTGATACGTCCTTCAACTCTGTATTAAATAATGCTTTTAAAGTATTATATTTAGAGATGTAGTTTTTCTGGGTGATCATGCTCTTAGTAAGCATGCTATTAATAAAG